CATAAGACAAAATACATCTATGTTGAATCTGGAAAACGATTATCTTATCAAAAGCATGAGAAAAGACATGAGCACTGGTTTATAGTTTCTGGCAATCCATATGTAACAATAAACGGGGTAAGCAAAATTATGTCACCAGGACATTCTATAGATATAAAAGCTGGCGATCTTCATAGAATAGAGTCTCAACAGAGTCCTGTAGAGTTTATAGAGGTTCAAACAGGCACCTACTTTGGAGAAGATGATATTCAAAGAATAGAGGATGATTACAATAGAAATTGAATTAGCAGATCATTATGATCGCATGAATAAAGTTGTTGAGGAATTATTGAAGGGAAATAGCCCTACAGCAATTGCAACTTTGACTGGATTTAAAAGGGCAGAGGTAATTGAGCTTATTGATGAATGGAAGTCTGTTGTTCATAATGACAACTCATCAAGAGAGCGTGCCAAGGAAGCAATATCTGGAGCAGACCAACACTACGCAATGCTCATTAAAGAGGCCTGGAAGACCGTAGAGGACGCAGATCAATCTGGTCAACTAAATGTTAAGGCCAATGCATTAAAGCTTATCTCAGACATTGAAACCAAAAGAATTGGAATGTTGCAACAGGTAGGTCTGTTGGATAACGCAGAACTTGCAGGACAAATTGCAGACACTGAGCGAAAGCAAGACATACTAGTAAGAATATTAAAAGAGGTTACATCGACCTGTCCTAAATGTAAGATGGATGTTGCAAAGAGGCTCTCTCAGATTACTGGGGTAGTAGAGTCAGTTGTAATTGAGGACGCAGATGTCGTTTGATTTTTCAGATCTAATCGACATGCTTGACGGAGAAGAATTTGACGAAAAGCCCGTTGATTTAAGAACATTTGTGAACGGACCAGAGTATCTTGGCCTGCCACCTTTGTCTGAATTTCAATACACATTAATTGAAAAAAGCTCACAGATTTATAAAGAAGCAACTCTTATTAAGCTCTTCGGAGAAGAAGAGGGAAGAATCAGATCAAAGCAAACAGCAAATGAAGTTGTTGCTCAATTAGGAAAAGGATCTGGAAAAGATTACTGTTCAACCATTGCTGTAGCTTATATAGTGTATCTATTGCTATGCTTAAAAGATCCAGCAACATATTATGGAAAGCCACCTGGCGACAGCATAGATATTATTAACATTGCGATTAACTCACAGCAGGCTAACAATGTTTTCTTTAAAGGGTTTAAGACAAGAATTGATAAGTCACCATGGTTTGTTGGAAGATATAATGCAAAGGCTTCAGAAGTTCAATTTGATAAAGCAATTACAGTTCACTCTGGACACTCAGAGCGTGAGGCATGGGAAGGCTACAACGTAATCGTTGTAATCCTTGACGAAATTTCAGGGTTTAGTATTGAAAATACAACTGGTCATGAGCAGGCAAAAACTGGCTCTGCCATTTATGACATGTACAGGGCATCAGTAGATTCTCGTTTCCCAGACTTTGGCAAAGTAATTCTTCTTTCTTTCCCACGTTATAAGAATGATTATATTCAACAAAGATATGATGCGGTGGTGGCTGAAAAAGAAACTATTATTCGTGAGCATAAATTTAAAATGTATGAAGAATTACCAGACGGAACAGAAGGTAATGAGTTTGATATTCAGTGGGAAGAAGATCATATAATTTCCTATAAGATTCCAAAAGTCTATGCACTTAAGCGCCCAACATGGGAGATTAATCCAGTTAGAACAATTGATGATTTTAAAACAGCTTTCTATACGAATCCATCAGATGCTCTTTCAAGATTTGCATGCATGCCACCAGAAGCAATTGATGCATTCTTTAAGTCTAGAGAAAAGGTTGAGAAGGCATTTAATGTAGGAGCACAGGCCGTAGACAGCTTTGGAAGACTTCAAGAATGGTTTGTTCCAGATCCAGATAAGGTTTATTTCCTTCACGTAGACTTAGCGCAAAAGCATGACCATTGTGCAGTTGCAATGTCACATGTTCAAAAGTGGGTTAATGTTAAAGTCACTGATACATATTCTCAGCCAGCACCTATTATTGAAGTAGATGCAGTAAGATATTGGACACCAACAAAAGATAAGTCAGTTGATTTTACTGAAGTTAAAGACTATATTTTATCTCTTAGGTCAAGGGGATTTAATATAAAGGTTTGTACATTTGACCGATGGAATTCTCATGACATGATGCAGCAGCTAAAGCAGTATGGGGTTAACACAGAAATATTATCTGTGGCAAAGAAACATTATGACGATATGGCAATGGTTATTGCTGAAGAAAGGCTGAGGGGCCCAGCAATACAACTACTTGTTGATGAGTTATTACAGCTAAAGATTATGAGAGACAGAGTAGATCACCCAAGAAAAGGATCTAAAGACTTGGCAGACGCTGTTTGTGGATCAATATTTAATGCAATAAGCAGGACTAGATTTGCAACAAATGAAGAAGTAAATATTCATACATATGAATCAATGTCGTTCGAACAAGATTTTGGAAAACCAAAAGAAGAAGAGTCAGTCATGAATATGATTAGGGCGCCAAGAATGCCAGACAGCTTAGCAAGTGAAATAGAAAGAATGACTATACTATGAGCATCTACCAAGAAAAAGCTAAAGAATGTAAATGTTGCGGAAAACATGTTCCTCTGCCAACTGTTTTAAAAGAATACAACGAGGTATTGCTTTGCCCCACAACTTTTGCAAATGTGATAGAATATAAAAGATTATGGAAGTCACTTGGTTCAAGGCCATCTGGAAACATAAGAAAGCATTTCTCTGACTATGTGCAGCAGTTAGTAGAAGTAACTATTGACAAAAATGAAGACGGTACGTTACAATAAACACTTGGCACCAGTAGCCAAGTTGGTTAAGGCCCCGAACTCATAATTCGGCTATCGTAGGTTCAAGTCCTACCTGGTGTACAAGAAAGGTAACAATGGATGGTTTAGAGCCAGAAGATGGCGAGATGTTAGATTACTATATCCAGCTTGGCGCTATAGAAGTTGCTGGGATATCAGAGGACGGCGAATTTATATTTGGAATAACTGAACTTGCAAGAGAAGTTGCTCCAGATTTATGGGAAGCGCATGCAAACCATGTAGATCAATCTATGATGCAGCTATATGAAATGGGTTTAGTTAATATAACCTATGATGAAAATTTAAATGCAACTTTTGAATTAACTGAAGAAGGAAAGAAAGTATCAAAAGATTTTGGAATTATTGAACTAGATAATCCAGACATACCAAATAACTAGGAGGAATAAAATGCCTTGGCAAATTAAACAGAATGCAGCAGGATGCAGCGGGTACGCTGTAGTAAAAGAAGATACTGGAGAACTTGTTGGATGTCACTCTGGCAGAACCGCAGCTGAAGCACAGATGAGAGCTTTATATGCATCAGAGTCTGATACCAAAAAGATGGAAGATAAAAAGAAAAAGATCTTTTAAACATATTGACCTCTAGCTCAATGTTTGTTACAATTGAGCTATGACAAAGATGTGTGTAAAATGTGGAGTTACAAAGCCACTTGACCTATTTGCAAAAGCAAGTAGGTACAAGGACGGCAGAAGAAGTTATTGTAAAGGATGTCACTCTATTTATATGAGTGATTATTATAAAAAAAATCCAGAAAAGTTATTAAGCGAAGCAAAACTAAAGTCTGCTAAAAATAGGACGAACTGGAAAAGGCATAAGTTATCTGAAGAAGAATACAATAATCTTTATGAAATTTATGATGGTAAGTGTCACTCATGCAAAGATAGAAAAGCTACGAACATAGATCATGATCACCTATGCTGCTCAGGATCATTTTCTTGTGGAAAATGTGTTAGAGGAATCTTATGTAATCAGTGCAATACAGCTTTAGGATTGCTAGGAGATAGTACAGAAAAAATTAAAAGCCTTTTAAAATATTCACAGTTTTAAATGTATCTCCCCGTATTGGCAATGGTTTCTACCCATTAGGCGCATAACGGATCAATGCACGTTCGAATCGTGTCGGGGAGACCATGCGGATGTTGCATATTGGTAGTGCCTCTGCCTTCCAAGCAGAAGGGGTGAGTTCGATTCTCATCATCCGCTCAAAAGAAAAAATGGTATAATAAGATTGGCTGTCCAATAGGAGGCCACTAAATTAATTTATTCGCTTGAAGGAGGAATAATATGGTTAACACATTCTCACTGGATCTTTTTAAGGATCCTTTTTTTATTGGTTGGGATCGCCATTTTCAAGATCTCGAAAAGGTAATGCATAATTCAACAAGCTACCCACCATACAATTTGGTTGAGGTGAGCGAAGACACTTATATGATTGAACTAGCTTTGGCTGGATTTAAGAAAGAAGACATTTCTATTGAACAAGAAAAGAATGTCTTAACAATTAAGGGATCTTCGCAGGAAGATGAAAACAATTATATTCATAAAGGAATTGGTGCAAGAGCATTTACACGAACATTTTCTTTATCTGAATATATGAACGTAACAGGGGTTGTCATGGAAAATGGCGTCCTTCGTGTTCTTATTGTTAAGTTAGTTCCAGAAGAAGCAAAACCAAAAACATTTGAAATTCTTGATTCTTTTACACCAGAAGAGAAGGTCTTTGCCCCATCGTCACGTAAGAAGAAGAGAGAAATAGTATAATATAAATCTGCACCCCGTCACTGGGGAGTCGCAGACGACGGGTCGCTACCCGTAGGATGGACCTGAGCATGTCTATAAACTGCTCATTAATATTAAGGAGAATCATGTTTGAGTATTATGTAAAAAAGGTTAGTAAGGTTGTGGATGGAGACACAATAGATGTAGACATTGATCTTGGATTTGATATCTCGTTTAGTTCAAGAGTTCGTTTGGCAGGAATAGATACTCCAGAAAGTAGAACAACAGACAAGATTGAAAAAGCATTAGGCCTTGAAGCTAAAGCATATTTAAAGAATGCAATTGATTCAGCAAAAACTGTTGTTATTAAAACAGAAAAAATGAATTCTTCAGAAAAATATGGAAGAATTTTAGGTTGGATATTTTTAGACGGATCTGATGTTTCTATCAATCAAAAAATGATTAATGATGGTCATGCGTGGGGATATATGGGAGAGACTAAGGTCAAAGATTTTGATGCCTTAGCAAAAGCGAGAAAAAAGAGCGGGAAGTAATGCCAGTATACGAGTATCGTTGTATTGATGATGAAGAACATCCAATCATCGAAATAACAAGAGGTATAATGGATACAGAATCCATTTATAAATGTGATGTTTGTAAGTCATTAATGACAAGACATTTCACTCCATTTGGAATTCAATTTAAAGGATCTGGGTTTTACAAGACAGATAATCCTAAATGATTTAATGCTATAATTAACTAAATAGACAATAGGTTTGTTTAGGAGTTATAGTTGACTGGGACACAAGCATGGAGATTATCATTAGCCGCCATTTTAATGTTTGGATGGGTATTTCTTACTCCTGCCCACGGAGATGATCCACTTAGCGTAGCTGCTCAAGAAATACAAGAGCTTAATAATAAAGTATCTAATTTAGCTTATCAAGATGATTTTATAGATCTTATAGACATAGCAGAAAATAAATTTACATATGCTAAAAATGCGATGGATCTTAAAGAAGATGCATATGATGCCTATGATGATGCAGTAGATGCAGAAGCATCAGCCTTAGAGGCAAAAGTCCTTGCCCAGTCAAATGTAGATGCACAAACAGCAGTAGTAGCACTAGCACTTGAACATAAAGACAGCGCACTTGAAGATAAGAATGATGCACAGGATGCACTCAGCATAGCCAATATTAATGTTCAAACCACCCAATCAAATATGCAAAATGCTGGTGGAACTGGGCTTTCCTATACAGTTTATAACCTATTAAGAAATGGTAATCAAGCAGTTACTGGATCTGTAATATGTACTGGCACATGGAACTCAAATCATATGCAGCTTCCAGTATGTGGAAATAGATATGAAAACTTTATAGTTAATTTTAGTGGTAGGATTACAGTACCTTCATGGTTTACTCAAACATATTTTGCAGGTTATACCGACGATGGGTTTAGAATGTATGTCGATGGACAACTGGCTGTAAATAACTGGGTAGAGCAAGGAACAACATGGAGCGATTATTCTCCAGTATATGATGTTAGTGAAGACAAAACTTTAGATGTAGAAATATGGTGGTATAACGGTGGAGGCCCAGGTTCATATCATCTTGGATGGGGGATTCCTGGAGGATGGACTGGGGCAGGATGCGACTACGCTGGAAATCCAAGGGTTTGGGGACAAGATTTTAGTTGTAATCTTAACACATTTTCTCACGGGCCTGGAGCAACACAAGAGCAAATAGATGAATACAATAATGCAGTTGCAGAAAGGGCTACAGCGCAAACAAATTATAACAATAAGTCTGCAGTATACAATGATAAGCTTGTAGTATACAACTCTGAAAACGCAACGCTGTCATCAATGAATCAGATTTTACAAACAAAGACACAGGAGCATCTTGATGCCGTTGCGGACACAGAAGATGCTCTAGATTTAAAGAATAGTAGAATAAATACATATGATCAATCTATAATTGATTTAAATTCTGCTATTGAAGATGCATGGAACTATTATTTTGAACAATCTGAAAGAGAATTAAACGCCGCAATTGCACAAGCAGCAGCAAACGCTGCAGCAAATCAGCCAACACCAGAACCAAGCCCAGAACCAACAGACGAGCCTACATCTG